GTCGGCAAAAGTCACGGAGTTACTTGTGGCAGGTGACGAAGAAGAGGACCGCGACTCTTTATATAAGCGATATATACAGAGTTTCACATCTCAAAGCTTTGCAGGGAACATATCTGCATATAAGGAGAAATTCGCAAGTATACAAGGTATTGGTGGCTCAAAGATATATCCAACTTGGCGAGGAGCAGGCACGGTCAAAGCTGTATTGATATCTTCAGAAAATACGGCAGTTAGTAGCTATCTGATAGAGCAGATAAAAAAAGACGCTGTACCCGATAAGGGAGCAGGCTATGGGTGGGTGCCTATCGGTCATAATTTGACTATAGAGTCAGTAAAAGAGGTAACTGTCGGAGTGTCCACTCAAATCACTTACGCATCAGGATATTCAAGCGCAAATTTATCAGAGAGTATCAAGGCAAAAATACAAGGCTATTTGAAGAGCATAGCCGAAGCATGGAAAGAGGGCGATGAGCATACAGAAGCTATTGTATACATTGCAAGACTGGAGTCGGCAATCTTGGAAGTCAAAGGCGTGCTTGATGTCAATAACACGAAGTTAAACAATAACGGCAACAATTTGACTTTGAGAAGCGATGAAATTCCAAAGCTTGGCGAGGTAAGGCTATCATGATAGAAGTAGATACAAGGCAATACCTGCCCTTGCACATAGCGGAAATAGATGAATTTAAGAAGATTGCAAAGACTTATGATGAGTTTTTAAAACTTGCATGGGCGTCTTTGCAAAAAGAAGAACTTAATAGGGTTTTGGCCACTATGGACGAGGCAGAGTGCGAACAGTGGGAAAAGCTTTTGAATATTACGATAAATCCTGCCGATAGCTTAGAGGACAGAGTTAACCGCATACGTGGTTATCACGTGTCCGATTTGCCGTATACATATAACAAACTTGATGAAGTACTAAGGCTTGTATGCGGTGGGGACAACTACAAGTTGAAAGTGGACAACTCAAGACAATTAGTCGATTGCGGTGTAAAAATAGTGTCAATTCAGATGATTGATGTAATTTTCGACCTGATACGAAAAAGAGTACCGGCAAACATGCTTGTAAATGTGTATGCACTATTCAATCGTTGGGAACGCTTTAAGCAATTAAGGTGGTCAGAAATCACTACAGACACATGGAAGAAAATCCATGATGATAAAAAGTGGCAGGAGGGATAAATGCAAAAAACAAGACATTTTCAGTTAAATAAACCGCAATTATCGGATTTTGCGGATATAGAAGAGGCTATAAATCCAAGCATGGACATTATAGATGCAAAACTTAAAGAGTTATCAGACGGCAAGGTAAATGCAAACGATGGAGCAATCGCAAATGTAACCATGCCCCCTGCATGGATTGAGCCTGCTGCAATATCTGACTTAAATCAGATAGAAGCAAAAAGGAGCATGAAAAGCATTTTAAGCGCCTTGGTGGGAGGTCTTAGATACTTGCAGGACTACTTTAAAAAGGTTAGGGTTGTACAGCTTAGGGCAAGCGCTTTCAGTAGCACAGCGCCATACACAGCACGCATAGAGGTTGCAGGCTTAAAGGCAAGCGATACGCCGATAATCAGTCACAAACTGCAGGATAATCTTACCGATATCGGCACAATAAAAGCTTGTTGGAAATCTTACAGCTGTATAGATAAGATTGAAACATATGACGGCTATATGCTTGTGAAAAGCTTCAGAAAAAAGCCGATACAGGACATATGGCTAGCAGTGAAAGGAGGTTGACATGGCTGAAGCGATATTGATGAGTGGCGGAGTAGGGGGAGTGTCCTCTGATGATGTGACAGCAAAAAGGTGGCACGTGGTACAGGGATTTACAGCACTTACGAGTGATAGCGGTGACGAGCCTGTAAATGGAGAGTTGGCCAATAAGGGCAATGGCGGAGCGTCTAATGGTGTAATTTGTCCTGAGATGTTTTATTACACGCTCGAGGGTGCATATACTGCAAGGTTTGACGCGGGCGCTTACTACAACGCAGGCGAAAGAGGTCAATGGAAGCCGTATGTCTCCGTGCCAATATGGATGGCTAAACAGGCGACAAATTATCATCCAGAAAAGACTCTTAGCGATACGGTTACTTGTAACGAGCGTGGGCAGATTAAAATGGTCAACACACAAGATAATGGCTACGCAGTAAACCAGGCGAAGTTTTTCGCTTTAGACCCCCCTAGAGGAAAGCTTGTCATGGGATTAGGATATGGTAATGCTTACTATTACCGTAATGACAATAACCCCCATGTTGAAGTAGACGCCTCAGAGCTTGGAGATGTAACCGCAGATAAGGTCATGCGAGGTTTCACAGCAACAAGCAAAAACGGTATAAAATTCGCAGGCACAATGCCCGACTTGCAATCTGGCCGAACGGTTTTTAACGGAGCCACTTTCGATAACGAACTTGTGTCGGGAGTGGCGAGGAGTGGC